GTAATCAAAAAATGATTCAAGAGGCAGAGGAGAAGGCAATTAATTTAGAAAAACGAGTAAAAGATTTAAAACTATGGAAACAAATGTCTGGCCCAGGAGGCAACCAATTTGAAGGGAAGAAATTAGGTAAAGGAAAATTGTTTGATCCTGATGAAGATCAATCAACATTAAATAAAGCAGAAAAGGATTTACAGAAAGCAAAGAAAAATCTAGAAATCTTAAAAAAGAATGTAGCATTTATTAGTAAAACAGATCAACCAAAAATCGGAGAAGATTTTCTTGACATCAAGGCTGCACTAGGGGAATCCACTAGAAAAGTTGCTAATGTTTTAGGTGAAGGATCGATTGGTAAAGCACTCAAAGATGATTTTAAAACAGTCGTAGGTGATGATATATTTCGTGGTATTAAAAATACTATGGGTTATGAACAATTTAGAACATTCTCTTATGACGATAAACGACAAGATGGATCAATAGGTAAGAGTATTGGTTATGGTTTCAATTTAGATAAAGAAAGTGCCGCAGACCAATTAAAATTTGTTGGAATCACCGATAGAACCTTAAAAGAATTATATGACGGTAAAAGAGGAATAAGCGAAACAGAAGGTCGAGCATTAATGAGACTTGAATGGCCATTCTTTCAAGCAATGGCCAAGAAGTGGATAGGTGAAGATAATTGGAGAGGTTTAACTGGTTCTGCGAAAGTTGCATTAACAGATATGGCATACAATATGGGTTCTAGCTTTTATACACAAGGCAACTGGCCAGGTTTAAAGAAAGCAATCTTAGATGGAAATGATAGTGGGCCGGGGTATAATCTTAATATGGGTGTTTTATGGAATACTAAAGGTGATGGGCCTAGTGATTATTTTATGGATGTTGGAAAAAGAGCTGTTGAAAATCTTACATTATTACAAGGTGCATACTCAAAACAAAGAGGGATGAATATCGCCCCTGTACTACCTGATTATCAATTTGCGGGCAAACAAGGGGGTAATGTTTATATGAATAATAATGGTTCGCAAGATAGTTACTCCTTCAGTACAAGTGATGTAAAAATTGATTCGGGAATAAAAAGTGCAGACAATAACGAGTTTAAGGGATTATCACCACAACAAAGATAAAAAGGGGGAGTATCACCGTCTAACGGATTTCACAGCGATGCCTAGGTCATTCATTCATACTATTGGTGATACACCAATATTGTAATAGACACTCCCCCTCATTATTTACTGATCTGCTAGTTTCTTAAAGTAATCCATTGTTTCATCATTATTCGGTTCACTTTCAGAATTCTCTGACGGTGCAGAGTTTGAAGATACTGCAACTGGTTCTGCACTTTCCTCAATAGTCTCAGCATAATCCGCACTATGACCACCAGTAACAGTTTTAAACCTTGCATTTAATTCTGCATAAGATTTAAACTTATCAGGACTCAACAGTTCTTCCAAAGAATATTGTGATTCCCAAACCTTCTTAATCTTTTCTTCATCCCCATCAAACAATGCAGATGGTTCGCAGAATTCAGACTTATCATAATTCGCATATCCATCTACCTGACGGATTTTGATCTTGAAGTTTGCACCATCCCAAAAGTCGAATGGATTAAAACCAACTTCATCTGCAAATTCGGGTTTTAATACTTGTTGTGTCTTATCGAAAATCTTCTTACCATACCTAAACAAAAAGACTTTACCTTCATTCTCTTTATTTGCGGAATCTTCGATAACCAGAATATTAGAATAGAAATTCTGTTTACGTTTACGATCTCTCGCAATATTTTTATCTGACTCAATACCAGAATTCCACAACTTACTATTAGATTGTGCAACAGGATCATCAAATCCTTTTGGTGCCCCTTTAACTGGTGTCGTTAGACAATTCTCAATATACCACCCACCAGGCCCTTTAAACCCATGAGTGAACATTGTAACAAAATCATTTGTCTCACCCTTACATTCGGGAAGAAAACGAATAACTGCATATCCATTACCGTTCTTATCACGTTCACATTTCCAGATACGTTCATCAACGTATGATACTTTTTCGTTCAACTTCTCTGATTGTTGAACCAAAGATTCAAACTTATTTGCTTTGTTCTTCTTTAAATCTGCAAAATTTGTAGCCATATTTTACTCCTTCTAGATAGTTATATTACGTTATATTACGTTGTATAATTACAAACGGTCATCACAATACATTACAAAGGAAGTCTTGAACATTTCTTTTTCATCATATTCAAGTCTTGTGCTTCTGCTTCCAGTTTATCCTTAATAGACCTATTCAACATTTTTGCAACCATTTCAATCTCACAATCAACATCATCTGTATAATGAACAACCGCATCCATATATGATATTTTCTTTTCAATAACTAATTTCTCAATAGTCGCATTAACATCTATACTCATTTAAAATCCTTTATTTTGTCGCAACATTTTAGTTTTAATGCTTCTTTCGCAGACATCCAAACATCTGTAGCGGGTAATAGATATTTTCGTATTTTCTGTTCAGTCATACCAGTACATTTTTTATAATGATTGACCATCCTTTGAGATGTTAAGTCATGTTCTTTACTTACTGCAACCAATTCATGTTCTTTACCCCATGAACCCCAACTCCATTGATGAGACATAATAGAAGTATTAGGAGTTAAAATCCTTTCACCCTTTTTCCCAGCAATAAAAATCATAAACCCAGCAGATGCAATTTGTCCTAAACCAACTGTATGAACTGGTATAGGACAACCCCTCATAATATCTATAACTGCAAAAGCAGCATTCAAATCACCACCAGGCGAATTAATAATAATCTGTAAACTCTTAGGTCTTGGTCTTTGAAAACTTTTAGTAAGAATAAACGAAATAAGTTCTTTGCACGTTTCTGTATTTACTTCTTCCATGAAAAGGTAAACACCCTTTTCTTCGGGAGTTAATGATTGTTTTTCTTTTTTCTCTGACATATTTCATTCCTCGACAGTTAAAATCTATATGGATCAATGTAAAATATGTGATTCCCAATCTCTGCAACTTTTAACATATTACGATTCCAATATGGATTAACGTCTGATCTATGATAGTGTGTTGCACCATTCAAAAAATCATTGACCTTCCATTTTGTACCGTTCTTTGATATATGAGAACCAGAATGTTCTAACATAGCATTTGCAATAGTTAAAGAGACTTTCCATGCAATCCTATCTTTAGGTATATCAGATAAACCATCACAAAACCAACTGAAATGACACTTATGTTTAACTAACCTACCATTCCTATATCTTGCTTGTTTTACTACTTTACAAAACGTATTTGGAAATCTTTTACTCTTTACTCTATTTATAGTAACTAATGCAACTGCAATTTGTCCTTTAATATTTTGATCTCTTGCTTCAAAATAGATGTTTTGTGCAAGACAAGTAGTTTCTTGTTTAGAAAATCCTGTCAAGAACAAAAAGGAAATAACAATCAATAAGTATTTCATAATTAAAAAAGGGGTATGGTTTCCCATACCCCTAAAAGTTTTATTAGAGTTTACACACCCCAATATTTATTCAACGCCCTACGACAAGCAAATACAGTTTTTGCACCACCCTGTAGTTGACAATTTTTGAACGCAGTTTCACCAGTTGCTGGTGAAGTATAGATTTCCACCCAACGTGGCAATCCTGTAGCATCCGCTTCCGCTCGAGTAATTTTACGAGCCTTCTTCATACCGACTTTCGGTTTTCCCATTGTCTTTGACATACAATCTCCTTCTCAAAATTAAAAATTCAATTTAACAACATAACCAGCTTATCATAAACTGATTGTAAATACAAGGAACTTTTTCCCTGTAATCTGGAGCGGGTGAGGAATTTTGAAATCCTGACCTGTACGTTGGCAACGTACTGCTCTGCCTCTGAGCTACACCCGCTAATTCTATAGCTGTGAGGGTTTCTGTTGCCAAGTACCCTCGGACTCCGACTACTTACGCAGCCAATGCATACTCGTTAGAGTTTGCGTTTAGTTGTTGAGTGTTTTTAGGATGCCACACTCACATCCTGTCGCCGTGATATTCTCCCTCATACTGTCGAAACCAATTCTCCCACATATTGTAGGTTTTGGTGTAGGAGAGGGGAATCGAACCCCTGTCCAATATGTTTCAAATATAACAGATATACGACAATCAATGTCCAGAAACTTGTCTGGACATTTTCTTTTGATTAACCTCTACCTCTCGAACTGGTAGTTGAAAATCCAATTTCAATACTTCCCCATCCTTAACATTTATTTTTGTATTTATAACATGAGGTGCATCATATACAGGTCTTTTGTCCTCTGCAAAAGATTCAATGTTATATCCTTCATGCCATGTAATTAGGTTATACTCACCATTCGGAACATCTGTGATTTCATAGTTCCCATTCGCATCAGTAACCGCAAAGTAAGGATGATCGAATCCATGCATCCAACCGTTCATATGAATATGAGTATCACATTGGTATCGGTTGACACCTTTAACACGTTTAAATTTCTTCTTAGTCATTCTATTCCTATCAGGTAATGGAACATTAAAAAGTGTTGCACCATTAGAACCAAATGCATGAGGATTATGTAGTAAATCTTCCATGTTATACATTCCAATTCTTTTTGTTCTTACAAATGCAAAAACGTGTTCTTGGAAATTACACAACTGACTATCAGGTTGCTGTTTTTTGTCCAATCCAGCATGAAGTACCCCTTGTCTCCCAACCTTGAGTTTATCCTGATTTAGTGGTTTACCCTCTTTAACTTTCTCAAGATAGACAACGGTAAACTTTACTCCCTTGTTAGAAGGATTGACTTGTAGTGCTGGATTTACAACCTCTTGACCACACTTATCCATATGTTTGAATACGGTGATCTTCGGTAGTGTTGGAATCTTACCCATCCAAGTTACTTTACCTTTTAGAGTAGTACCGTTTTTTATCTCAATTTCTTTGTATTTCGGTTTTGCATCCGATATACTAAATGCTACAAAAATGAGTCCAATGATAGCAATAGATTGTAGTAAAATCTTCAAAATGTTATTCATCTTCTTCTGTCTCCTCAATAATAATTAATGGTTTTGTTGCATAATGCATTTGTAACTTATTGTCGTAGGATAGAATTGCACCATAACTTTCATCATTCCATCCTGTCGCAGTTTTTACCTGACCTTTTGCACCCCCATTATGTTCTGCATCAATAAGTCGTTTAATGATATTAACAGGTTTACCAGTTTTAGAGACATCTCTTTGCAAATTCATAATTAATGCAATATCCTCTTTTGTTGCTGGTTTCTTCTTACCCATATCATAAGACCTAGAGATAAAGAAGTAAGGGTCTTTAGGGGGATAATTAGGTAATGCATAACCCTTTTGAACATCCTTAAATACTTTCTTAAATCCATCACTCTGAATGTAATCAACTATTTTATAGATTTCATCTTTGGTTAATACCCCACCATGTTCATCCCTGTTACCAATACCCCACTCTGGCATCAGTCGAGTAAATCTTCCATTGTTAGGAACTTCAAACATATCATCTCTAGTTCTCACCAAAGAGTCCGAAGCATAAGATATTCCAGTAATTCCCTCACCAGTATATCCATGGCAATGAGCACAATTCATCTCGAATATTTGTCTCCCTGACAAATCACTACCACGTTCAAACTTTTTAGATGGGGGTAACATCATAACTGTACCATCCCATCTTAAAAACTCATCACGTTCTACCCAATCTTCCATATCCATTTTAACTGGTAATTTCATTCCATCAATGGAAGATGTTTGATATGCATATTTAATCTTACCACCATACATCTCTGCATAATGTTTCTGTCCATTCAATGCATTGAAGGATTTATTATTTCCAACCCTACCAATGTTAACTGCAACTTTTAACGCAAGTGTTGGTGCAATACCGAATTCACCATCACCCTTACCTAACCACGGCACACCATCATTATCCCAATCTGCTGTGCCTATACCTAATCCGAGTTCACCACTACGATTTTCCTCAGATTGAATCATTCCCGACATCATCAAAGTTTGTACTGCCCACCGAGAAAATTTAGTAATAAATGGTTTTGACATATGGATAGGTGTTGCGAACAACATCTCTCTATATGCTCGTAATTGTGCAGTAACATCCAATGCATGAATGATAACTGTATCATCACCTAATGTACTACGGAATAATCCTGATGGTTCATCCCAATAGTTTTCCCATACATAGTTCCAAGTCTTTCTTGCACCTTCAATGTACTTGGTTTCTTGTGTAAGTTTATGCGATTCAAGTAACGCAAAGATACCGACAAAGTTCGGTCTTGACTTGTTACACGCACCAATAGGATCATTGGTCATAACATCATAAGACTGACAAAACGATCCATCCTCACCCTGTAACTTTAATAGATAATCTGCATTTCTTGTAACGATTCTTGTTGCAGTTTTAGTTAGTACAGGTTCAAGGTCATCTACATCTTTTCCCAATAATGCTTGAGGATCACGCATACGGTCAACATACTCTTTCATAGCAATAAACGTCAATCCGACATCAATGAGTTTCATCTCCCATTTTGTACCCTTATCCCATTCTGAAACTAAAAGATCATCCCTTGTATGCATCTGCACAATATTCTTTATCTGCATATTTGCAAGATAGTGTGGTACTGCACCAAGATTCTTTTCAAGAATTCCACCATCTACAGGGGGATTGTCTGTAAACATTTCAGTCATTCGATATGTTGATTGAAAGAAATGTGCATTACCCCAAAGTAATGCAGACTGATCGAACAAAAGACTTCGAGGGTCATCAATTTCAAAATCCCATTGTCTTTCTGGTAAATCTCCAGCAAGTAGTAAATTGGGCCATATTCTATGAGGAAAATATTTCAGTCCGTTTCTTGGGTCATACGTCTTAGGATTAACCCCACCAAGTTTTCCATGTTCATCTGCAACTAACTGTGATTTCAATGCAAGTACCTGATTCACCCTAGTTGTTGCAAGTGCCATTCCTCTAAACCCTTCTTCCGCATCATTACCCGCTAGAGTAATTCGTGCATCTTGAGTTGTAGGTGATTTTCCACTATGGGTTGACTTCCACATATAATCAACCCACATACTAGCACGTTTCAACATAATACCAATACTACCCATGTCAAGATATTTTGACATTCCATCCCTATCCCATCTCCATTGTCGATTTTGTAGGAAATATTCTGGTACACCCCACTTACCATTCTTTCCAGATTGAGGATCATTAAACGTATCTTCAATCGGAGTAGGTGCAACGAAATGAGGATCACCACTTTCAAATTCCAAATAGGATGGAGAACCATCATCAGGGAATCTTGGAATACCAACACGTTTCCAAACTAGAGGTAAGTACCATTGTAACAATACATCTTTATTAGACAAAGTACGTTCCCCTCTATCCCGATAGAGTCGATTATACTTTGACAACTCTATTGCTTTTAAAGTGAAATAAGGGCCGTTTACAAAATTAATTCCAGCATGACTAGCAGCAAACCCAAATCCCAAATTATTCCTTGCGTTCCAATACATTTGTTGGTTTGTCATCCAAATAAATGCAGAGTTATGTGCAAGGGGTAATGATGCACGAACCATGTTATTCAAACCAGTTTGAGAAATCTCGAATTCCTCATTTGCCGCCCATTGTTGGTATTTTGGTTTAAAAGTTCTATCCAGAATTTTTACCTCTGGAAGTTTACTTCGGTACGGACTTAGATCAGGTTGAAAAGTTCCCTCTTTAAGATGTAATCTCCTACCATCTGGTGCGTTCATAATATATTCCGCACTCACTAAAGATGGTATCAAAAACAGGATTGTGAAAATCAATTTAAACATTATATAATCTCCTAGAAAGTTACAGCAGCACTAAAGTTTACAACATAACTTGGACTTGGCCCCAAATCAGGAGCACGTAGTCTATGTAAGTATGATGCAGTAAATCGAACCAATGGGTCAGGACTGTATATTATACTGGGCCCTACCAAACTCAACCAACCCCCTCGAAAATCGGGTCTAGGTTTTGCGGTACTCGCATTGGGAAATTTAAAGTCTCCATCATAACTATCGTTCTCTTGCCATTTATGCACTTGAGACATCTGTAAAGACAAATAATCTTTATATACTGGAACAACTGTTGATGCAAAGATTGTTGCAGTATCACCAGCATCTACTCCTTCATGTTCAGAATTCCAACGATACGCAAATCCCCAATGTACGGCCATTCTATCGAATACTGTACCTTCTAGGAAACTGGGCATATCGCCAGGCAACATTTGTCTAGTCCAAAAAGATGCAAATTTATAAGAAATGTTACCCTGTCCTAATTGTCTCCCTGCTGGTAATTCACCAGTATCAGTAAATCTTTTGAATGTAGGTTTAGTAACCGTTCCAGTTGTATCATCCTTAACAGAGATGACACCATTATCACCCGCTTTAGAATTGTTATCACCAGTAGGTAAGTACACTCCAAACGCAATCGCCCATCCTAGAGGTTTATTACCTTGATCCCAAATTTTCTTCTTAATCATAATATTGAGGTCTTGCAACCCTTCGGATGTTCCTGTATTAAAAACAGACTTTGCATTGTTTCCAATGTCAGGTAAACGTACTGGGCCTCTATTAACAGAACTTTCGTATGTTAAGTTAACAACCGCAGTAAAACTGTGAAAGTATTTTCGGTTAAGATCAAAACCATATTTTAAGGATGACGTTAAAAAACGGCGTTGAACCTGATTCTCTCTATGAATAGGATCACTACTAACACCATCTTTATACCAATCATCTTCATCAACATTAACAAATTTAAAACTTGTAGAAAAATTGAATAGACCTGGCGGTAGGACGTATGCGTGTCCAGTAACGGCAGGAACTAGTAAAGGGGGAATAAAGTTTTTAACTTGGTCTTTAATCATTCCACGTTCTAACTTTGTGAAATCTTCATCAACACCAAGATTTAAAAAACGATCTTCAAATGTATCAGTCGCAAATGCAACCGATATGCTCCACATCCAGAAGGATGCGATCAACGCAAGATGTTTCATTGTAAAACACTCCTAATTAATAAAGTAAATCCGCAACTCCTTGAAATGCGAATATCAAACATATTGCACAAACAACTCCTAGTGCAAACCAACAAACTGTTTCAAATTTACTGCATGACTTCATTTTGTTCACTCCTTAAACCTTCTAATTGTGCATAAAGACCAGCGATTGTACCATCATTCTGAATAACAACATCAACATCATCACCAGTTAAACCGTTTTCAGATGCATGACTTGTATGGTCTGTTATACCTCTTGTCTCACTTGTAAGAAATACAACGACACCACCTTTATCCCGAATCCATTTTGCTTCGTTTGCGAACCTAACGTCAGTAATCGCAACAGAAAATCCAGAACATCTCTTTAGAAACATTTCTGCATTTTTTATCCAAACATTCGGGTCAATCTTTCTTGCAACGTCTGTACCCAATAACTGATAAAGTTCTCTTGGAGACTTACCCCAAGGCTCTACAACCTTCTCTTTGTTCTTTATCTGTTCTTCGGTAAGATTGAACATTTTATTCACACCCTCTTTAAGAGGTTTTGCGAAATAATAATGTTGAAACTGATAAGTATCTACTAGATATTTTCCAGCAGTATCTTTACCACTTCTTGCTTTTCCTGCAAACCCAATAATAGCAGGATCACCATTTTGATTTACCCAACCGCAAATAGGAAATGGTTTCATTTTGATTCCCCTTTCCAATGGTCTGGGCCACGTTTAATCTCATACTTCCATTTGTGGTCAGGGTACTTTCCGTCTTTATCGGGAGTAGGAGTATAACCCTCTAACTTATTCCGATATAATTTTGCATCAGACTTTTTTTCAAAGTATTCCTTCCCAACTTTAAAAAGTTTCTTCATTTTTCAACTCCACTTATTAATGTGCAAGGACTAACCAAACAATACCAAATGGTGCAAATACAGCCGCAAGGAAATAACAAAGTACAAATGTTACAAAGAATATTCCAGTAATCATCTTAAAAATAGATTCCATAATTTGCTCCAATTTTAATATTCTGTTAATAATATACCAAAAAAAGGTCAGGAATGTAAGGAAAAGTTAAATCCTTTAAAATCAATGGGTTATAAGTTATTGATTCTAAAGGACTTTTTGACTCTCTCAGAGTCGATTTGAGGTTAAATTATTAATGCCTTACTAGGGTATTCGCCACGCCATTATTTGGTCTTAAATCGTCTTAAATTCCCCTCAAATTCGGATAATCTCTTATATATGGATCGGAATTCAGTTATCAAAACCCAACGAAACAGGAAAAATGCGAGTCCTTCATGTACTTTACCAAACGCATTAGAAACTTGAACTACAACCCCAAGTGTAATTAATTTTGTAAACAATCCCGAACCAACTAATAGGTAAGGAACTATAACCATAAATTGATTATATGCATTTATCCATCCTTCGGTATATCCATAATGATTAAATAGTCTCTGATAATTAATTCTGATACCAGTAAACAATTCCAGTATCGTATCAGGTTTTGCGTAATTCTTTTTATCATCCTCTGCAAATACCAATTCTTTACGAAATGCAGCTTCAACCTTCTGATTGTTATATTCAAGGCCTGGGAGTTTTGAACCCACAATCCATGTAATAATCAATCCACCAATGGATATTCCAAATGCAATCCAAACCAAACTTCCGTCAAATCTCCCATAATAAGGAATAATTACTTTTTCACTTAATCCATGCAACAAAGGAATAAATGCAATCAAAACCATTACAGTACGAATAAGGTTGACACCAAGATTTTCTAGTATCATTATGAATCGTTTTATATCTTCTTGTATTCTCTGTGATGCACCTTCAATTTCTTCCTCAACATTCATCCATTGTGGCATATAGTAAAATGTCAAAGATTCTCTCCAGCGTAAACCATACCATCTTATAAAATAATCAGTAAAAGTTTGAATAAGCATGAATGGCATTGCAAGCATAAAGAATGACTTATCCTCTAGGTCAAATGATATTAACCTTTCATAAAATAAATCTATCCCGACTTGTGGGTTATTAACATACTCACCTGACTTTTGCATGAGATCATAGAACCCACCATACCATTCATTGATTGCAACAGTAAGTGATACTTGTGCCCACATAGATACCAATATGAACAATAAACCACCATATGCCCATAATGCCCATTTTTTACTTGCAAAGAAAGATTTTATCATGCGTAAGTATCATTAGAGTATTTTGGAATAGAATCTTCGTACCATTCTTCCATTCCACCCGACATATTAGAACAGTCTAATTTTAAATGAAAGTCAAACTTTTCTTCCTTATGTTGTTTCTCAAGAAGAAAATCCTTATCACAAGTTTTACAATGTACCTTACGATCTTCCATATGTTTTGCAATTCTTTCTGGTAGGTTGATTAACTGGTAATGTTCCAGTTGTGCGGTAGGGTGATAAACTTTAATCTCTATCCTTGTTTGACAATAACGACAATATAACATTACATTATCGTATGGTCTAGGATATTGTTTACCGTGTAGAGAATTAAAAGACTGTGGTGTATGGGTTACATGATTAACTTTCATTTTTTCTCCTTTTTGGAGCCCTCGGAGAGGTTCAAACTCCCGACATCCTGATTACAAATCAGGTGCTCTATCAACTGAGCTACGAGGGCAAATCATTTTTGAAAATTCTTAGTTTTCATTCTTTCGCCAGGTAAAGTTCTATATTGAACTAATGGCAAGTCCAAATCATTTGTATTAAAACTAATAACAATTCTTTCACTAGATTTATTAATATTACTCGAATGTTTTAACCAAGATGGAAATAAAACTAACATACCGACACTTGGTTTTATTGAACACTTATCACCATTATAATTATTATTGGTAGTATGTTCTCTCCAAGTATGATATGGATGTGCATCATGGAAAACAAGTTCACTACTTTTTTCATCAATCTTCAAGTACAATGCACCAGAAACTTTTGAATTTGGATGATTGTGAATCTCTAAATGACTATCAGGGTATTGTATATTAAACCAAGAATTATCTATCGACACTCTATACAAACCCATAGTATCTGTATACTCATTTATTTTTTCTACTAACTTATCTTTCACCCCACGACCAAATGGAAAGTAATCCTTAACAGTATTACTTGAAACACCTTTTCCTAATATTACCTCATGTTTATCAGTCTCTAAATCTCTCACCACTTTCAAAAGAAATTCTAACTCATCATTCGTTAAAAAGTTTTCTGTTATCGAAATCGTTGTAGGAAAAAGTTTAATCAAATTTGTGTTCATAAGTCAGTCAATGAGTCTGCGGAACTATTGTGTACATTAAAATTAATAATAATTGCTACACGAATCCCAGCACCAGTATAAGTATTCGATTCATGGTACAAATAGCCTGGATGTAATACACTCAATCCGTTTTCTGGTGTAATTGCTCTTGCTTTTCTATTATAGGGATATGACCTAGATAGTGGGTCTAGTAACAACATATTTCCACCTTTTTCAAATTCTTTAGGATGTGTACTTGGGGGTCTAAATGTTTGTGCGTTCATCATATCATTCACATTAATACTTGCATAACCTTCTTTTATTTCGGGTTTTTCTAAAACACCTACAAAATTATCCCAATCACCATTATCCATACATTCCTTACTAATTGTAAATTCTTCACCAACTGTAAGATAAGTTATCAAAACACCATCAAAACCATGATGATAGTGTGGATAAGTACGTTGACCGTATGTTTGAATATTACCAAAACATTTAGCTTTTATAACCATATTCTCAACATCTTCAACATCCCAAGCATTTGCAACATAATAACGAATTAACTCATTCGCAATTTCTTTATAATCGTTAACATCACTTTTCCATTCAGGCGTTCCAAACATATTATAATGATGTCTACTGGAATATCCACTATTCCTACCATCAGGTCTATAATCATCATATTCCTGATATGCGTGTTTCGCAATAGTTTTAATTAAACTATACCTAGTTTCTTCTGGTAAATTAAAATTAATTGCAAAAATATCAGTTCCCCAATCCTTTTCAGAACGGAACTTTCCATTCAAAGGATGGTCAGGATTATCTAAATAATAATCAGTCATTTTATTTCCTTTCTATTAAACCTACATATTCTTTATTGATACGAACACATTGTTCGTTGTTAGTTTTAACTTCTTCACAATGATATTCGTTCAAAAATAAAGCTTTAATATCAGGATAACCCTTGTATGGAACATCAACATAAGCTTTGCCACCCGACAACATCAATACAATTATAATAGTTTTAAAGAACATTACAAGTTTGCGTTCTTTCTATTAGGATTATGAAATATTGATGTTGTTTCATTCAATTCTTCTATTTTCGGAAACTCCTGATCTGGATGTAACGCAATAGCTCTTGCTAATAAAACTTCTTCCGTTTCTACTATATCCTCATCAGGTATACAACAGTCAACAGGACATACCTCTTGACAAGCTTCTTCCCCATGAAATCCGACACATTCTGTACACAACTCAGGGTCTATTTCATAAAAATCCTCTCCCTCTGAAATTGCTTCATTAGGACATTCGGGTTCGCATACTGCACAATTAATACATTCGTCAGTAATTATTGTTGCCATTTTTTTCTCCTTAGTGATCTATTTGTGCTTTTTGCACTTTACCAGAGTAGTCAACCATGCATGATTTCCACTCTGTACAGTTATCAATCATAGAACTACCAGCATCTCTATGGCCATTACCAGTTCCTTTAATACCACCAAAAGGTAACTGAATTTCTGCACCAATCGTTGATGCATTAACATAAACCATTCCTGTTTCTACTTCATTGAAAAAACGAAATGCAGTATTAACATCACTAGAATATAATGCACTAGATAATCCGTAACCAGTATTATTAACCATCCAAATACCTTCGTTTGTATTACTAAATGTCGTAACACAAACAACAGGGCCGAATATTTCTTCTTGCATCAATTTGTCATTAATATCTACATTATCAAAAACAGTTGGTTCATAAAACCATCCATCACAATCTTCATTAGGTTGTAAACAAGTTGTACCACCTATTAGTGGTTCAAGTCCTCTTGATTTTGCTTCTTCAACGTACAAGTTTACCTTGTTTAAAGCTTTTACGTTGATTAATGGCCCTACGTCTGTCTTTTCTTTAGTACCATCACCAAGAGATAAATGTTTAGTTTGCCATACTAACCTCTCTATAAACTCATCATGCACGTTTTCATGTACCATTACTCTAGAACACGCAGTACACCGTTGACCAGTAGTACCAAACGCACCCCATACAACCCCTTCTACTGCAAGATCAATATCTGCATCATCCATAATAACGATACCATTTTTCCCACCCATTTCAAGTGAGTACGGTTTCATGTGAGATGCACAAGTTGTCGCAACAATCTTTCCAGTTGCAGTTGATCCTGTAAAAGAAATCATTTTTACTTTATCGTTAGTAAGTAGAGGTTCACCAGCAGTTGGGCCATATCCAGTTACAACATTGAAAACTCCAGCAGGTAATCCAGCTTCATGGAAAATCTCTGCAAGTTTGATTACTGACCAAGGCGTATCTTCAGCAGGTTTAATAACCATTGTATTCCCAGCAACTAAAGCGGGAAAAGCTTTCCATGATGGTATTGCGATAGGGAAGTTCCATGGCGTAATTGCACCGATAACTCCAATCGGTTCTTTTCGAGACATACACCATTTATTTTCTAATTCGGAAGGAACTACTTCACCTGCCATTCTTCTACCTTCGCCCGCCGCATAGAACCCCATGTCGATTGCTTCTTGAACATCACCTCTAGTCTCTGCAAGAGGTTTACCCATTTCTTGAGTCATTTGTTTTGCAATACACTCTTTATCCCGAATAAGTAGTTCTGAAGCTTTATATAAGATTTCCCCACGTTTAGGGGCGGGTGTGTTTTTCCACATCCGTAATGAGTCATGTGCGGATTCAACCGCACGATCAACATCCACCTTTGCAGAGTCTTGAAATTCTGCAATAACATTGTCTTTGTGTGCAGGGTCTTTATTTTCAAAAGTTTTTCCAGTTGCACTCTCAACCCACACACCACCAACATAATTTTTATATATCATCATTCACTCCTTACATATAAAAAGGATGGTTCATCACCAACACATATTTGTTTTTCTTTTTGTACTACTTTACATTGTTTTAATGTTTCATGTTTAGATATTGCAACATAGGTTTCTTCTTTAAACAAGTCTGGTTCGATTAAATAAGAACCAAACGTCAATCCAACAATCATTAATAAAATAGACATAATAAACTCCTTATTTAAGTCATTGAAAAACTCTCCCCACAACCACAAGTTTGAGTTGCATTGGGATTAACAAAAACAAAACCCTTTCCTTGTAAACTTGAATCAAAGTCTAAGGACATTCCTTTAAGATAGATCATACTCTTTTGATCTATGTAAACACTATAACCATCCTTTTCCAAGATAGTATCATTTTCTTCTTCATTACCAAATTGTAAATCATAAGACAAACCCGAACAACCACCACCTTTTACTGCGAGTCGTAACCCAACATCATCAGGTAACGAATTTAACAAAGTTTTCACTTGTAAATCTGCATCATTAGTAATAGTTACAAAGTCCATAAGATTAACTCCTAGTAATTGCGACAATCTTTTTTATTTGTTTTTCGATTACATCCTTCCTATTTGGCCATTTTATATAGATGTCGTCAGGATTCTTTTGTAGATTCCTCAATAATGGCATAATGATCTTTTCTACATTTATTAAGTCATCCTTACGTTTCTTTTCCAATTCTTGCACTTTAGAAGTATCACCACTTCTTATTTCTAAAAGTTTATTAATCTTTTGTTCAAGATCATTTGAGATACTTGCACTTTCTTCCGCAACTTTTGATCGAACTTTTGATTCAAATTCTTCAACCTCTGCTTCATCAACAGTTGAAAATCCAAAATCAAATTCATCATAATCTGAAATATTTACTTCTTGTTTATCTGCCATATCTATTCCCCTATAAAATTCTCTAATGTAGAACCTTGATTATCAGTAAACATCTTTTTCCATTTTATCTTAATCTTTTTAAAATCACCACCCATTACGTTTTCTCTAATCCCATTCCATGAAACATAATTAGGGTACATCTCAATAAGTTTTGCGTGTGTATCATTAATAAGTTCTAAAGTTCTCCATTCATTACATCCACCCTCTACTAATATTTTACTTATATACCCAAACCGATCCCATACACGATTATTGAAACCCATTTTAAAGAACTGTAAAACCATATGTATATCTTCACATACAGGTAATGACCAATCAAGTTCTTCATCACTTGGTAATAAATTATCATTGAAAAAGAAACCACAATTAACAGCAGCAGAATCTATATACTCAACTCCTGTAGGTGGCAAATTTCCTTGACGAAATCCAGAAAAAGGGAAATCATCTAACCAATCACTTGTAGTATTTATAAGGTAATCCCAACCATCCGAATCTACTGGTTTCTTAGATTTCTCCCCATTAGGTGTTCTTTCAATAAATTTAAGATCATCATCAAAAACACCATATTTTTGACATCTTGCGTAATTATATATCCAACGTCTAGTTGCAGTAATTCCAATATCATTGTCAGGTAAAACAATTATTGGATAATTTGGATATAAATCTTGTTCTTTAGGTTGTACCACAAGTCGAGTTATTTCTTGTGCGTTCTTTGTCATATTGTCAAATGTAATTTGATTATGACTTCTACCTAAAGTTGGAATATAAATTCTATCAATCATTTAAAAATCCATCCATCATTTCACTAAACTTTTCATAATATTGATCCTCTGAAAGTAAAACTTTCTTATAATTCTCTCTATACTCGTCAACCTTTGAATCATCCAAAGACATGACCTTATCCTTAAATTCCTCAAAGGTATTTACTCTTTGCCATGAATCAATGTTATATGTATTATTGCTATCATAATCTCTCCAAACAAACGGCACCATACCAATAGATAAAGCTTCGGGATACCTAGAGGTAGTAGCTTTTGGGTCTAACCAATTAAAACACAAAGTACATCTAGCAGGTTTCAACATTGGATATAATTGTTTCCAATCTTTAATCCATGCAGACTGTCTCTTTACACCAGAAGGAAATCCACCAACTAATACTGTGGAAATATCTTTATCCCTATAAATTTTACGAATAGTTTTTTCTCTATCGTGTCCGTGTTTCATTCTACCCCAATACGCAAAATCAATAGTTTTTTCATTACCCATCATATCTGCAAGAGGGTTTGTTAGGGTCTGTATAAAATGATATTTCATACCATGAATATTTCCTGAGAAATCTATTTCATCAATAGTATGAAATGAATCTAAATCAACACCCTTTAAAGTTTCTGTCCTATATAATTCTTCGGTATCACCTCTATCCGATCTCCACATAATAACCTTCTTACCTTCAAAATATGGTCTTATATTATCTATATGAGATTCAGACTTCGCAAGGTCTTTTGGATTCATTTGCAATTCCCCATGATAACGAAATTCTGAATCACTAGGGATTACTATTACATCTGCATCTTTAATTGATTCGGGAGTTCTCTTGGGTCTATCATCACTATAAAAGGAAACATTATAAGTATCATATTCATATTGTGGATTGTTATTCATCCATCTTACATAGTTCTCAAAAAAACTATCCAATACGGTTTCTAATGGCCCATTATATTTTACGTTTGAACGTAATCTTGCAATAGTAATTTTCATCCGAAAAGATTTCTTTCTAGATCAGTAGTATTAGTTCCAAATAAATTACCTTCATTAAATTCCAACTTTCTTACCTTATCCTTTTTACCCCATTTCACAAAATCCTTATCAACTATCTCATATTTTTTTATTGATTCTTTATCCACTATGAGAAGTTTATTAAGTCTATTCGACATGAATACCATAAGGAATGGTACAGTTTCTTCTAAGAAATGACTTTTTCTTGCAAGAAAAGAGATATACTTATACTTATCAGGCCATTCATCATCCCATTGTTTCCATCTTTCTAAATCAATAAGTAAATGTTTTTTACCTGTTTCATCTACCAACGCAACATCAATTCCATATTTATCGTCTGGATGATATTGCCATTTACAAGCTATACCATCTGGTATGTAATTTAATAGATATTGTTGCAATTTCGTATCATTTAGAGTATGTTTAATAAATGCCCTAACATCAGGACTATCATCAAAGTTATTCTTTCTATCAGAAAAATCACCACCCCACTCATTAATTTGTTTTTTATTTACTTGTTTCATCTTATTATATCAATCTCCTTCATGGTTTTTGAATTCCAAACTTCTAACTTAGTACGCAACCTATTCTCTTTAACTAACTTATCATATCTTTTAGTTGCATATTTCTTCCACCACTTAATCACATTCTCGAATTCATACTTCTCAAAATTATCAGATACCTCTAACTTATCTGTCTTACCTAACAAAACATCCTTTACATTACGATAACCATACTCACTCATATAAAATCTTTTTTGTGTAGTAACACCAGTTGCATCTTCCATGCATTTAACAAACATATCATATGCTTTAGTATCGTGTTTCTTTAGTGAAGATTTCACAATACCAACCATTTTAGTTTGCATCTTCAATTTTCTACTAGATGCTCCCTTATGTATTAATTCCTCTCCATCATTCCTATCAGTAAACCAATCCTTCAACTCTTTGTATATTCCCTCACCTAAAGTCAATAGGAATTTTGATTCAGTATCACCCTTGTATCTTAAATAAGGTTTCATACCATCATACATACTTCCACCCTTTATGTTTCCATATAAAGATGTAGTTTCAAACAAACAAAACTCTGTATCGTATTTCTTATTTAACATTTTTCTAGATGCATGGGAACAACAAATAGATGCAAGTAACTTACCCCCTAGATAATTAAATCCAAATGGTTGTACTGGAACAATATTAAATCCCATTATCGCACGTTTGTTAAATATATCCAGATCAGGTACACCCCCAAGATAATCGTTTCTAGGTTTAGAATTAATTAAAGGTGAACCAAAACGAATAAAACCAACGACTGTATTAGTGTTGGTTTCCTTTACTACTAGTTTTAATGTTTTGCCAGGATTTTCGTCTGGTGAAAAAGATGCGGTCTTTTCCAACATGGTATCGAAATTGATTAAAGGAATTTGACATACTTGGAAGTTCATCTCCATTGGATGCATTGTATAATCTTGAAACATTTCATCCTCAATACTACCCATACCAGGCAGAGGTAGAGGAATGTCTTTAACTCTCTCTATTTTCCGTTCACGAAAATAATCATCAATACGTTTGAAGTCCTTGAAATAATCAATTATTTTCAACGCAACATCAATAGAATCTTTTTTGTCAAGTATCATCATCAATATAGAATACCAAAAAAACTACTAAAATGTAAGGAACTATTGCTGTAAAACTTGTGGATTTGCTTTCATAATAGTTAAAAGCTTGTCCATATAAGTATCAATTTCTCGAATTGGTTTAGTAAAAACTTGAACTTCAGTTGAGTCCCGAACCGCAATTAATATTACAACTTGTTCTGGTAATGCACCTGTCATTTCAAAAAATGCAGCTGCATAAAACATGGTTTGTATATAATAATCTTCAATCCAATCTTCTCTCTTGGACTTGCGTGAAGTTTTGAAATCAATGACTGAAAGAACACCGTTATATTCTGCAACGCAATCCGCAGTTCCAGCAACTTTTAACATATCACTATGCAAAGGAAGTTCTAACCCATATATGTTTTGAATATTTGATAATTTGAACCTAAGACGATTAAACACCTCAATCGCTTCGGGATGGTCTGGTTGGAAGGTAGGTTGGAGATTATTATATAAGTACCTCTCGCAAAGATCATGTACCGCAGTTCCTAATTTACTGGAATCTTGTATAATTCTATTTGCTTCTATTGCACCAACTCTTTTTCTCCATTCCCCAATCCCCGGCTTTGACTGACTGCCGAGGATTGAGGTTATAGATGGGTATGTATCACCAGCTGGTGTGATATACACCCTCTTTCCATCTATCTCATCTCTGATAGATGGTTCATATCCATTTTCATTAATATCGTTTAAATGATGAAATTTCTTCTTCACTTTTTTATTCATTATTTACCTTTTAATATCATTTCCAATGGTATATGCATACCATCTCTCAAGATTTCTAATTTTAAAGTATCACCGATAGTTTTCATTTTAACGATTGATGCGAGCATTTTCCATTTAACTTCCTCACCATCAACTTTTAAAATAATATCACCTACTTTGATAACACCAAAAGCAGGACTATCTTTTACGATCTCTTGTACATATGCACCGTAACCGTGTTTGGAATCTCTATAATCCTTAGTTTCAACTGGACGATACATGATTCCAAGAAAAGGTCTTTCTATCTTATGACCTAGATATAATTTTTCAATTACTGACTGTGCATACGTTCCATCAATCGCAAATCCAATACCAATACTACCTGCTCCTGCACCACCACTACCTGTTATAATCATAGTATTAATACCAATAACTTCTCCATTTTCATTAAATAATGGCCCACCAGAATTGCCAGGATTTATAGCAGTATCTGTCTGAATGAACGGAACAAATGATGCGGCCATCGGAACGAACCGATCAAGAGAAGATACGATTCCTGTAGTAACTGTAAAAGATTGATTCATAGGTGAACCAATCGCAATTACATCACCACCTAATTCTGGTTTCTTTCCCCACTTTAAATAGTCAAAGTTCTTTGTAGTATCAATAATCTTTAATAGTGCAATATCGGAATCTTCATCATAATTTATTAATTTTGCTTCATGTGATTCCTCATTATGAAAAACAACTGTAATCTTTAAACAAAGATCAATACAATTACTTATAACGTGTGCGTTAGTTATAACATGACCTGTTGGACTAACGACAAATCCCGAACCAAGATGTGTTGGTTCTTTTTTAGGATCACCATCTCTCCTTTGCGGTTGTTGTCTAGGATTAGGTTGTTGTTGAGGTTGATTCCTAAATTTGAATCCCCCTTGACGTTGATTCGGTTTCGTTGTAAAAACCTTATCAAGTTTTTCCATATCCTTTTCCGCAATTACTTCTACTACAGATGGAAGGATTTTCTTAACGATACTTGTTTTATGAGTATGTTCTGCATAAATATTAGTTACACCCAAGTAAAGAAATAAAAATACACATAATATATTTCTTTTTAAGTTTAACATTCTAAGCTCCTTTAAATCTCAGCTTGCATTTCCTTGATCGTACTTTGCAAACGAGGCTTCTTTATGTTTTAGGTTTTGGGCTTGAACAACTTTATATTATTACCCCCGATTATGCAAGATAAATTACCCTTTGCGTAATTAAAAATAATAGCCCATTGTTTATTATTAGGATTCATTAGGATTTCCATAGATAGTAAAGTTCTATGTCTGTCGTCATTAACGACACCACTTGCAGCTAATCCCAACATATAATCGTTTTCCGCCATTTCCTTGATAAAATCAGGTGTGTTACAATATAACAAAATCTCGGATAATGGAACTGTTGTCTCATGTTGCTTGGCTGTAGTTGGTTTATTACCTAGTAAAAATAATAAACACAAGCCGATAAATATCAGTTTTTTCATCTTTATCTTACCTCAAAGTTTGATGAAGGATGATTTTTCTTTATCCTAGTCATCACTTCCCTAAATTCGGAAGTTGGTTTAACCCTACCCTTAGACGATTCTAATAATGTAGGATCGGATAATCGGGTAGAACCTATAATTCTTTTAACTTCTCCCTTTTTACAATCAGGACAAGGATTCTCCAAAGGAATATCCATCTCTGCAATAGTTCGGAATTCTTCAAAAGAATGTTCACATAGTTGACACTCATAATCGTATAAAGGCATTATATACTTACCCCCAATGGTATCTCGAATTTCTCTAACTTACTTTTCCACTTCATAAACGTACTCCCATGATCTGTTTTGTATAAATGCATCCATTGCCATTGATGCACCATTTCATGTGCAAGTGTGTAGATAAAGTAAGATTTGTTTTCAAATCGGTCTGCGATAGATAATGTTCCGAAAAGATAATCACGGTCATCTGTTTCCCCGATATGTTCTGCATGACAACCTTGTTTTCTTTTAATCTCTATATGTTTAAAAGGATGTATTCTGTGATTAAATACTTCCCGATTTAAAATGTTATGCCATCTTGTAACAAGATGTTTAGTAGTTTCTATATATTCTTTTTTATGTAGGTTTTCTCTCAGGGTACGAATTACAATATTATCTTTTGTCATATCCCCCCCTATAGAGTTATTTAGGGTATCCCGATTTCTTTCTTTCCAGAACTACTGGAACACCCGATTCAATTCTACCTTGTTTAGTCTTAACTGCGGAAAAGTCTCTTTCAACTTTATAATCACAAGTCATAACCATATCAAGGAATTGTCCTTCATACATAAAACCATTCCATTTTAAATCAAAGACATGATCTACACCATTATCTTCAAGCTCGACTTTTATATATTTCTGTTTGAAACCTTCAAGAACATTTGCATTTTTCTTTGTTTTCTTTCTTTTAGAAATTTGAATGTTCAATACAGTTTGAATGTCCATTACTCATACCTTTCTATATAAGTCAGGGAAAACCTCTAGAACTAGTTTTTCCGTTAATCCTTTACATTTGATTTTCTTTTTTAACATACCACTAAAAATTAGTGATTCGTCCTCATGCATTGTCTCTAATATCTGTATTACTAATTCTTTAGTTTTTGACTCACTTATATTTTCTGACCGTTTATGTCCTTTAACAAATATAGAACATTTAGGAACAGACTCATTCAAATTCAACTCATGTAGATCAATCGGTTTATCATTACTAGGTGTGTACTTCGGTAACTTTGTAATATTCCATTCTATACTAGGGTCAAATGTACCTTGTAATATAAATCTGAAAATATTATTATCCGCAACCGATTCCAATATTTCTTTTTTCTGTTTTCGACTCTTTGCATTATTAATTCTCGCAAATATCTCACTCATGTATTCAGTCATAGAATAAAATCCCCCTTATGTTCCATTAAATAATTCAATTTGTTCTTAACAAAGTATGAGGTAAATCGGCCAGGTAATCCATTCCCTTTATCTTTAGTCTTAGTGTATTCTCTCATAATCGCATCAACAATATCTTTGGGAATATACTCAAAATCAATCAACTTTTGATTCCTTTTCCACTTAGGATCAGTATTTATCATATCAGGTTCATTCATCCAAACTGCTACCTTTTTCTTAGATATTGGTTTCTGTCTAACACCCTCAACTATGCAAGCATCCTCTGAAAGAATGTTCGGAATACCATCTCCTTTATCACCTCTAATAATATGTTCTTTGAGGTATTTATAAGGGTCAGACGTAGTAATCATCTTTTTTTGTATAGGAGAGTATTGTTTTATCGTTTTAAACTTCTGTAATTGCGAAAAATCCTTATCAGAACTGATAATTATACTCTTTTCATCAATATATTTACTCAAAACAGCGATAATATCATCTCCCTCAGCATGAGGTACAGAAATCACCTTATATGGAAAATACTCATCTATTTCCTCAATGATCTGATTAATGATGGAAAATAGTTCCTTCCAATCCATACCATCTTGAGTTTGCTGTTTTTCACGCACTTTCTTCCGATTTGCTTTATAATACGGAAATTCATCTTTTCTCCAGCTTGATAAGAAATCGGTACAAATGACAATTTCTCCATATTTTGCACGATACTTCACACGATAATTTCTGATACTATTCAATACCAAATGTCGAATGAAATCTTCGGACACCGTATCTTGATCGCTAGTTTTATGTGCAATCATAATACTACCGATTATTATATTTGAAAAATCAAGCAAAATCATGTCAATACACCCTCAAGAACTTTTATCTCTTTAACAGAATCTAAACGAAAACTTCTCCATCCATTTTTATCAATATCCCATACTGATAAAACATCAGGATTTTCTTTTTTCTTAATAATATCTTCACTAATGTATTTTTCTGGTAAAACCGATTGATGCAAAGTACAATTCATAACACGTTCTTCACCGTTTACCTTCGTAAATGTTACTTTAATAACATTACGTTTCAAACCCTCAACCAATATCTCCCGCTTCTTCGTCATAACTATACCCCACTTTAGATTCATAATCTGTGTATTTCACTATTTTAATATCGGTATATTCTTGTAACAAGTCCAAACCATCACTATTCTTATACCTATGTTCATAATGAAATTCTTTAATACCAGATTGCATTATTAACTTTGCACAATCAACGCAAGGTGCATATGTACAAAACATATAAGAATCATCACCCGACTCTGTTGACTTTGCAAGTTTAGTAATTGCATTGGCCTCCGCATGGAGTACCTCTGGTTTTGTAACATTGTTTTCTTCGCAAACATTTGAACCACCAGAAGGCATACCATTATATCCGATAGAAATAATCCTATCATCCTTTACAATGATACAACCTACCTTGAGTCTGTCTGCGGTAGATAATTCACCGTATATTCTCGCAACTTCCAAATGCGCCCGAATAAACTTACTTTTCATAGAATGTCCATTCTTGAATAGTATTGTCATCTAACATAGAAACTTGATCTCCATGTTCCTTTTTGAATTCTTCGTCCGTATGTACCTCGAATTCACGATCAAAAGTTTCATGCAAATACTCTGCACCATCTATAACCATGTTCTTCGCAGTAGCAGCATCATGTACAAGAACATTTAAGTTCTCTGGTTTCTGTACCATCAAAGAAAAGATAATAAAAAACTGTACAATAATAATAAAATTCTTAATCATATTCATTTAAAAAGCTCCTAATAATATAGTTTGAGAGTTAATTCTCCCTGTCATAGATTGATCTTTCGTTTTCATCTCTTTCAATGATTTCCGCAAAGATCGTTTGTTAAGACTACTCAATGCTTCATCTGGTTTCCTCGCCGTTTTTTGCATTGAGGTTTCTTCGTCAAAGTGTAATATCGTACAACCTTTAACACTAAGACCTCTAACCGTATTCTGTGCATAATAGACACCTAAACGGTTATACTTTGTATTATACACCCATAACTCACTTGCACCAACAATCTTTTCTGCATTGATACTAACAAGTTTAAGGTCTGGATGTTCCAGTTGATACTTCAAATTCTTAATAAGTCGAGTTGCAGATTGTTCCTTTTTCTTTCTAGGTTTTCTCTGTGCAGTTGCGTTCTTAATAAGACGATCAATATCATCAATAATAATTCCAAAGAAGTGCATCATCTTTTCTTGATACTTTGGTTTAAGATGACCAAATGCTTCATTTAAGTAATCATCCTCACCATTGAAAACATCTACACTTTCATTGTACAATGTCATATACAGTTCACGCATTTTCCTTGCATGGACTGATTTACAACCCATATCCTGTAAATGGGTATAACAATCGTATTTCATTTTAAAATCACTATTGATAAAATCGTCAATCTTACCTTCAATACCAGATACAAAATCTTCAACTTGTTCCCTGATTCTTTGTTGAATATTTACCTTTGGTTTTTCTTTCTTTTCTTCTTTTTCTTCTACTTTCGGTTTACCCTTAGTTGGGTCAACCATAACACCATTGACTACCTCAACTGCTCGAGTAGTACCATCATCACAAATCATTAAATCATATACTTTTTTCATAATGTAATGTCCTCTATCATTATACAACATTAAACAAATGCATCTTTGCAAGACCAAACAACGCAATTATAATAACAATACTATTCAACAAAATCAAATTAACACTATCTCTCAAATACGCATTAATGATATGTAATGTTGAACCAACTAATTGAATTAAAAATATAGTCGTAATGCAAAC